TCCAGCTTGGAGACCGCTACGTCAAGTGGTTCCAGCGTGGAGGCCTCTTCTCCAAGCCCCGCGTAGGGTTCACCTCCGACCTGGCCGAGGCTAAGACGTTCGGTGGGGGTCTCCATGGCACCTTTGGCGGAGAGTGGGTCTCTGCTAAGGCGGCCAACTGCCACGATTTCATCCGCAAGTCCTCGTGCCCCTGCTGCCTGGATAAGCCCCGCTTCGTGCCGCTGCGCGTAGAGGCCTGCCCTAAGGACGCCTTCACATGGTAGACCTCCTCTCCAACCCCAAGAACTTCCTCTTCAAGGCGTGGCGCACGTTGGGTCTCCCCGATCCGACGCCCTTGCAGTACGACTTCATAGAGTACGCCAACGATCACCGCGCATGGGGCCAGGTCTTGGAGGAAGCCGCTAAGGCGTCCGGTCAAGGTGCCCGCAAAATCCTCATGGCCTTCCGTGGGGCCGCCAAGACCTACGTGATTACCACCAATGCGGTCTACCGCCTGAGGCTCAATCAGGAGGAGGAGGTCCTGGTGGTCTCCGCTACGGACACCTTCGCTGGGCAAATCTCCAGCATGGCCTTCCGCATGGTGACTGAGTTCGATTGGTTGGCCCCTGAGATGGCTCCCTCCACCACCCAGCGTCAGTCCGCTCTAGCGTTCGATGTGAAGGGTGCGAGGCCTGCCAACAAGGACCTCTCATTCAGTGCCCGTGGTATCTTCGGGCAGATCACCGGCCTCCGCGCCACCCTCATCCTAGGGGATGACTTGGAGACCCCCAACACCTCCGAGACAGAACTCAAGAGGTCTACGCTGCGGCACCGCATGGGCGAGCTGGGCGGGGCCATCATCAAGCCGGGTGGTGACATCCTCCTGATGGGCACCGCTCACGCGGAGCAGACGGTCTACAAGGAGTATGCGGAGGAGAAGGGCTACGAGCTGCGTATCTACCCCATCCTCTTCCCGGCCAACGAGAAGGAGCGGCAGAGGATCGGAGTACGCCTAGCTCCCATGATCGCCACCCAGCTCGATGCCAACCCCCTCCTCATGGGGACCTCCACCGAGCCGAGCCGCTTCACCGAGCGGGACATCATGGGTCGCCAGACGGAGTACGGCAAGACCGAGTTCGAGCGCCAGTTCAAGATGCTCTTGGATGCGGGTGCTGATCGCCTGTATCCGCTAAAGCTCAGAGACCTCATCGTAATTGACATTACGCCTCCGTCACCAGCTACAGGCGATAAAGTCCTCCTCCCGTCCACCCTCATCTGGACCACCCTGCGAGACCACCGCGTCCGGGACCTGGAGCTGGACAGCCTCACGGGCGACGGGGCACTCTACTACCCGATGGCCCAGGACGTGTATCTCCCCGCAGAGGAAGTCATCTGCCAGATTGACCCCTCAGGCGCAGGCAGCGATGAGACCTCCTGGAGTATCGTGGCAGGGCTGGGCGGGAGGGTCTACCTCCTCCACCAGGGCTCCAACCTGGAAGGCCACTCCGAGACCACCCTCAAGGCCATCGCTGCGGACTGCGCTATGTGGGGCGTCCAGACGGTCAACGTGGAGAGCAACTTCGGCCAGGGGATGTTCTCCTCGCTCCTCCGCCCCTTCCTCACCACCGCAGGGTGCAAGGCCGCTATCGAGGATGTCAACTCCTGGCAGCAGTCCAAGGAGCGCCGCATCGTGGAGACCCTGGAGCCCCTCGTCACGACCCACCGCCTCGTGGTCAACTCAGAGGTCTTCCGCAGGGACTTCCGCGTGGAGTACCAGAACGTGGAGGAGGCCAAGCGCCGCTTCTACCGCCTCACCTATCAGTTCACCCGCATGGTCCGCGCCAAGGGTGCCCTCAAGCATGACGACCGCGTGGACTCCCTTGCAGGGGCTTGCGCTCACTTCGCAGACCGCCTACAGAGGGCCCTCGCTCACGAACAGCAGCTCTCCAAGGATGACGCCATCCAGAGGGAAGCCGATAAGATTGTGGAGGCCAGGCTGGCCGCAGGGCTGCCCGTAGCTGGGTGGCTGCCTGAGGAGCCTGGCTTCAAGAGACAGATTGGACACCGCCGTGACTGACATCATCGTAAAGGCCCCCCGCCTTTGGCCCTCCGAGGACTGCCACCTCCTCTCCAAGCACTTCGAGCAATGCCGCCTCAAGGCCTACATGCCGACCCCCCGCGACCGGCCTACGCTGGGATGGGGCCGCACGTTCCACCTCGACGGGACCCCCGTGAAGATGGGCGAGACGGTGACCCAGGAGGAGGCGGACCACTGGTATGAGGAGACCATCGGACAGGTCGGCCACCAGCTCCTCGCCAAGCTGGGCAATGCCAAGACCACCCAGCACCAGTTCGATGCCCTCGTCTGCTTCGTGGACAACACCGGAAGGGACGGCCTCAACTCCACCCTCATCAAGCGCCACATCGCGGGGGACTATGCGGGCGTCATCGAACAGTTCAAGCGGTGGGTCTACCAGAAGGGGATCAAGGTGGCAGGCCTGGAGAGGCGGCGGAAGGCGGAGGTCATCCTCTACCTCCTCCCGGACTCCCGCAAGTTGCGCATCAAGGACCTCCCATAGTGCTGGCTCTCACCATCGTAGCCGCCTTGAGCTTCCTTGGTGGGATCGCCATCACCTGCCTCTGCGCTGGGGAGTCTCTGGACAAGGCCTACAAAAGGGGCTTCCGTTCTGGGTTCCTAGCTGCTAACGACTTCATCAACGGAGACGGGGCCCTGCCTCCGATGTTCCTCGAAGGGCCACCAGACTAGGGAAAGACACCCCACCATGCTTTCAGACATCGCCATCATCCCCACCCCGCCGCTCACCTATGCAGACACCTTCAAGGGCCGCATCATCCGGCTCCTCGCCCAGGTGACCTACCCCTCGCTGGAGTTCCAGGTGGAGGTCAAGGACCGGGCTGTCTCGCTCAGGGTTCACTGCCCAGGCGGCACCTGCAATGTGACCGGGGAGAAGTGGTCCTGGAATGGCCGCTGGTGGAGGCTGTCCCCGCACATGACGGACTCGGAGGTGGTCGCCACAGCCTTCAAGGCCGTGCTCACCGCTCTGGAGCATGAGGCCCGTGAGAGCTTCAAGTTCAAGGGGCAGGCCGTGTACGACAGCCACCTCTCCGTCCACCAGCTCGCCCAGCTCTCCGCAGACCGCAAGGCACGGGATACCCGCTAGTGGCCCCCGTTCTCCTCCTCCCCCCTCTGGGCATCCAAGCACCGATCACGGACCTGGAGCGCCTCTGGCTGGAGACCACCTGCTACTACGCTGTCTTCGATGACAACGTGATGGAGGACACCCTCTGGGATTACATGGCCGTGGAGCTGTGGGAGAGACGCCTGGAGATAAGCCCCTACTTCGCCCATGCGGTTGGCCTCCCCTGGCCCTGCCCTATGGAGTTCGGGGAGGAGGGGGAGAACCCACTCAAGACCGCCGCTGGGGTAGACTGGGAGAAGGGCCTCCCGGCTATCGTCGTGGAAGGCATCCGCAAGGACGGCCCCAAGCGTCTGGCCCAGTGGAGGACCCGTATCGAGACCATCCAGCGGGAGCACCGTGAGAAGGTGGAGCGGGATAGGCTCATCGGCAAGGGTCCCCGCAAGCCAGGCCGCCCCCGGAAGAAGTCCCATGACTGAGGCAGGCTTCCACCACCCCAACATCTATGCAGCGAAGGCAGAGGCGGACAAGGCCCTCAAGGATGCGGCTGCCCTCCAAGCAGCTCTCAAGGCGGCCACCGATATGCTGGCCCAGGCCCAGGCTACCATGGCGAGCCTCACCCAGACGGCAGACGCCCACACGGCCACCCTCGCCGCAGACAACATCCTCCTAGCCGACCTGCGCCGGGACCTCAACGCCGTGCCTCCGCAGCTCACCAGCTACGTCTCCCCCACCCCCATGACCGTGGCCCAGCTCCTCACGAGCTACCCGCCCAGTATCTCCACTCTCGGGAAGTACGCACGGGTGACAGACCTGTTCGGGGCCGTGGATGAGGTGATGCGGTGCAGGTGGGATGGCGTAGCCTACAGGTGGGTCCCGCAGCGATCCGACAGAGCCGTAGTGAACACCATGACGGCAGGCAGCCTCGCCCTCACACCTCTAGTCACCGCCCCAGAGATAGTCCTCACGGGCAACCTCACGGGCAACATCACGGTGACGCCCTCTGCTACCAACGCTTGGATAGGACAGCGCTTCCAGGTGAAACGCACGGGGCTCCTAGGGCTGTTCGGGATCAACATCGGGGGCCTTGTAGGGGGTCTCACTAAGGCGATCACGGGCGGCGAAGGCTCGATGGTCTACACTGCTGGAGGCTGGTATGCGGTTTGACAAGCTGCCTAGGGACCTGGAGTTGCTGTGGTTCGGCTGGTGTCTCCTCTGCGGGACCATCTGCGGAGCCGGTGCTGTGGGTCTCCTGCTGGGGGCCCTGGTTGGGGTCGCTAAGGGGTTCCTGAGGGCAGCCTCCCATTATATTTGACACAAATCTTCCTGCCCCTCCTTATACGTATAAAGTGACAGGCCAGTCCCCCCTAGGGGGGTATCGGGGAGGTGGGGCATATTTGCGGATGGCGGGGCCTAGGGCCTGGTCGGGGCCTGCCTTCACCGCTCCACGCCTAGGGCAACCTCACGATGCCACAGTATTGGTGGACTGTGATGGGGTGCATGAGGGGTGACAGGTAGGGGCTGAGGCTTGGGCTTTCTTTCCTCGTGTCTGTGAGACTAACCTCAGCGCAGGTTATTTCTTTTCCACGCCTCACCTCAGGGGACCAACCACCAAGGGCAACCACCCAGGGGACCAACCACCAAGGGCCTCACCTAACTATTTTCATCCGACCCTCATTTTCCCATTGACAGGGCTTAGGACTAATCCTAACTAGGGGACACCAACCAAGGAGACACCCACCAT